TGGGTTGATTAGCGATTGAATATCGAAATAGCGCGCACCGAAGACGATACGCTGCGACGCCGCTAAGCCAGTCTGGTAGCGGCATCGAATCCGATGGGTCACGGCCGCCTGCACCTGTTGCGCAGACAGCAGCTCTCGCCCGCTGATCGGTTCAACCGACGCCCAGACGGTGACCACCGCGTCCCATCCTTCGACCGGCTGGCCGAAATCGTCGCGGCCAGTCTTGCGCGCCTGGAAGGTCACGCGATGGCGGAGCGGTCCAAGTCTCATGCAACCCCCGGAATCACATATGGGGCCAGGAGCGAATCGACGCTCATGGGGAGGGCCGACGTAATGGTGCCGATAACCACCGGCTCACGGTTCTGGTCCCAGTGCGCAACCAGCAGCATCAGCGCCGACACCAGATCGGCCGGCACCGAAGCGGCAGCTCCATAGCCCGCCGTGAACTTGACACGGACTGACATCGGTTGGTCGCGCGTGGTCGGCCATTGCACTTGATAGGCGCGGTGAACCAGACCAATCATGCCGGCCTTGTCCACGACGTATTGATTGGACGCCAGGGTTTGCGTCGCGCCATTCGCATCGACATAGGTGATTTCGTCCACCGATTGCAGCGGCGGCAGAGGCAGGGAAATGGACCCGCACGGAAACCCGTCCAGCACCAGCGTCCAGACCTGCGTCACGAACGCGCGGCGACACACCGTCTCAGCGTGTCGGGTAGCGGCGGCAATCAACCGCTGCACCCCCGTGTCATCGGTCGAGCCGTCAATGCGTAGGCGCGTCTTTACCTCGGCCAGCGTGACGGGTTCGGTCGTGGGAGCCGTGACTAGTTCCAGGCGCATAGGTCAGGCCTCGGCGGATTGCTTGCAGTAGGCGACGGCCGCCTTGTCATCGTCGACAAGGCCGGCAGCTTTCAGGGAGGCGATTGCCGGAGCTGGCAACTCGACTAATTGATTCGGTTTGTATTCGGTCTGTTCGTGCCAGAACGTCACCAACGCACGGGCACAAATGGTTTTAACTACGGCCATATTTCCACCTCGACAAAGTAAAAAAACGGGGCAGGCCGAAGCCTGCCCCGTGGGTCTTACGTCGCGGAGTGCGCGTAGTATTTCACAGCGGCGGTGTCCATCAGGTTGCCACCCGAACGGATGAACGCCAGGAAGCCGACCTGCCCTTTCGAGGCATACGCGGAATCATCGAAGCGCATCAGCGACACAGCCATCGCGTCGCGCACAATGTACTTCTTGAAATCGCCGTAAATGATCGACTTCGCGTTCGCGGCCGGGGTCGCCATGTCGTTGTTAATCACAACCGACTTCCCGAGCAGCAGGTCAGGAGCGCCGGCAGTAATGCCCGCCTCATAGCCTGGAGTCCAGATCGGACGGCCAGCGGTGTCCTTCAGTTTGCGCAGCAGGCCGCGCACGGTCTGGCTGAACATGAACTGGCACACACCGCCGAGCTGGTACGCCTCGTCCACCGATTCGAGCAGGTCGACCAGATCGTCATAGATGACGGTGGTGGTCTGGCCGGTGGTGCCAACCTTGCCGGCGGACGAGCCGGTCACGATACCGCGCGGCTGGCCGGTGCCGGTGCCGGTGGTGAAGTGCTGGTTCTCGATGCGGCCGATTCGCTCAATGATGCGGCGGCGAACAAACGCCTCGATATCCACCGAGCTGTCCTGGAGCAGCTCGATAGGCACCGCGATAATTTTCGAGCTGTACTTGAAGACGTTCAGACCTACGGTCCCGAACGACGGATCGAGCGCAGCGGCGGCGGTGTTCTCTGCGAGCAGCTCGCCCACCTCGGCAGTCCCGTCAGTAGACGGATAGCTCAGCGGGTTGCCCTGCGCAGTGGTCAGTTGATCGGCCACCGCACGCACACCACCGAATGCCTTGAGCGCTTCGATCAGCTCGGACGCCACCGTGGTTGGCACGGTGTAACCACCCTCGGAGCCGGTGGTGGTCGACATGGTGTTGTACAGCTTGGACGCCTGCTCAGCGCTCAAACCTTTTTCACCGCGACGCATCCAGGCGTCAAAGATTCGGATGTCCGACAGCGGGTCGTCATTCTTGGCAGCCGGGTCGCGGTGCTGAATGCGTTCCTCGGCAGCGAGGTCGAGCAACTTCTGCTCGCGTTCGATGCGTGCGTCGACGTCAAGAATTTCGCCAGTGTAGGCGTCATACTTGGTCTGATCCTCGGCGGTCCATTTCTTGTCTTTGGATTCGTCCAACAGTTTGCGCGCCTCGATAGCCAGACCGTTGCGGCGCTCGCGCAATGCTTGAATGCTCATGCTCATTTTCTCCGTGCATAAAAAAACCCGCCGATTGGCGGGTTGGGGTTCGCGATGGCGCGAGGCCTATGGCGCGATGGTTTCGAGCAGCGACAACCGGCGCTCAAGAGCGGCGCGGTCGAACACTGGTTCTGTTTCGGGGGGATCAGTCAGGGCGGCGGGAGCGTTGCCGTAGGCCGCCAAGTTCCATTGATTGCGTGCGGCCTTCTGACCTTCTGCGATCCGGTCAACGAAGCCATGCTCTACGGATTCCTCAGCGGTGAACCAAGTGGTCGCCGCCATCATGGCCGCCAGCTCATCAGCCGGCTTGCCGGTCTTGCGCTGGTAGTCGGCAACGATACTGGCGTCCACTTTGCGCAGCAGGGCGGCGGATTGTTCGAACTCGTCCGCGTTGCCAATGGCGATTGTCCAGGCGTTGTGAATCATAAAAAAACCGCCCTCGGCAATCTCCACCTCATCGGCCGCCAGTGCGACATAGGTCGCAGCGCTGGCCGCTTGGCCGTCGATGTGCGCGACGACACGGGCCGGATGTTGGGCCAGGGCGGTCGCGATGGTGCGGCCCTCGAACACATCACCACCGGGCGAGTTGATTCGAAGGTGAATCACGTCCACGTCCAGGGCCACCAGTTGCGGGACAAAATCCCGCGCGCCGACACCGCCCCAGTCGCCGCCAATGACGTCGTAAATGTATACGGTCGCTTCGCGGCCGGCCTGCTCAATACGGGCCGAACGCGGGGCCGCTTGATTGCTTAGGAAGAGCTGCATCAGCTTCATTCGCTGGCCCCTTGTGTGGTGTTAGTGGTGATGTACAGAACGTCTCCGCCCGGTACAGGCGGCAGGTTTTTCAGGCGGCGCGCTTCGTTGACGGTGCGCCAGCCTTGTGTCCCAGGACCGCCGAGCGACTTCGCGATCACTTCAGATTCGGTTTTGCTGTCGCCGGCCAGGAGCCCGTCGCGATTGAACTCGACAAAATAGCGCGGCGAGCGCGGCCACAACTTGCGGTTCAATTCCTGCTCGATGCGACGCAGATGCGGGCCGAGCGTGTAGCGGACGAACCCGATGGACATTTGCTCGATGCCGCTGCCCCAGCTCGTGGACGCGCTCGTCTCTCCGATCATGTGCGGCGGAACCCCGAAGGCGCGCGCGATCTCAACCACCTGGAATTTGCGTGTCTCCAGGAGCTGCGAATCCTCGGCCGTCAGGCTGATCGGTTCGACCTTGCCGCCGTTCACCAGGAGCAACGGTTTGTGTCGATTGCCCTGGCCGGTATAGCGCTCGGTGAATTGCTCGCGTAGATGGTTCTGTTGATTCTCAGTCGGGGCCACGCCTTGCGGATAGGTCAGCGCAATGGAGGGGCTCGCACCGTTGGCGAAGAATTCTCCCGCGTAGTCATCCGCCGCCAATGCCGTGCCGACCGCTTGCCGTGCCGCGAAACGGATCACCGATTCACCGTGACACCCATCGAAACCGAAGCCAGGGAAGTGCAGAACGTCGTCATCAAACAGGCCGTAGTTCGAGACGCCATCGCTGACGAAATAAACCAGCCGGCCTTCGCGCACCTCGATGTCCACACACTGGCGCGGGATCGGCATGAACCCGGTAATGTTGCCGTTTCGGTCGCGCAAAATTTGGGCGATACCGTCGCCGCGCATCAGCGAAGACGCCAACATCCACTCCCAAAAACTGCACGCGGTCAGCGTCGGATATGGCGACTCGTTCAGCATCCACCACACCGGATGGTCGACAGCCTTGCGCCCACCGTCCAGGGTCCGCTCATATACAGGCAGCGGCAGCAGGGCCACGGCCCCCGCGATCAGACGCACGCACGAGTAAACCGCCGCGCTTCGCTTGGCCGATTCCACTGTCACCGCGACGCCTGACGACGCCGGCTTCACGCCGAAAAATTCGGCCCACTCTTCGGGCGTTGTGCCCCAACCGGTTAGCGCTTTGACCTCCGCGCGCAGCGCGTCGACCTCCTGCTCCAGCTTCTTGCGCTTGCCGAAATTGAACATCTGAGCACCATAAATAGTTCGTGGTTGGGGGCGTCA